CTGGATATTTCTAGCGAGGGGTCTTGTGTATTCAACCCCAAAAAAGCTGGTGCTGATACGCTAGAAACTTGGATGGCTTTGCTCATACCGCAACAAACTCCTGATTCTCAGGATAACGAGTGCCTTCCAAAGCAATGTAGTCAGACAACATAGATTTGTACAACTGGTATGCCTCAGAAGAACTCAAACCACCATCTTCACCACGCTCTACCAAAGCACGAGCATAGGCATTCTGAACCACCAAAGAGTCAGCAACAAGCACAATAGTTGAATCTGATGTCAAGGTAGCCTGTGGCACTGTTACGCTAAATGGGATGCTATACACGCCATCAGGACGGGGATAAAGAGTTACCTTAGTGTCGTATCCTGCACTTATTCCATCAAAGGCATATTCTGATGGAATACCACTAACAGGAGTAGAGAAATTCTGCTTACGATTCATTGAAGCAAAATCAATATTTCTCATACCAAGATTGCTTGTTGCATTGATAACATCAATAACTTGGAACTTCTGACCAGCACCAGTCAAGGTATATTCGTATGTTCCAGCAGTAGTAGACAGAGTAATAGTTCTGCCTAGAACATTCCAAGCAAAAGCATCTTCAATCTGACGTTTGGCATCATTGACAAACTTGCCAATTAGTGTGGAATAAGAATTGAGAGTAACAGTGGTAACTGTTGGCTCACGCAACCTTATGAGNACATCNTTTACAAGTTCTAAATAGGTCATCTGCTTCCAGCCTTTGCTTTGTTCCTTGCGGAGATAGCTTTAGCTTTTGCCTTTGCGTCAGCCTTTGAGGATGCACCCCATGCCTTGAGCGAAAGAAGCAGTCTTGTTGGTTCACCTTTCTTGTCGTACTCAGGGCCATCATTGCCACCCATACGAGCCAAGAAACTTGCTCTGCGAGGGTTATCCCCCGACTTTACTGGCGGCTTCAGATTACCACCAGTTTCCGCATTATAAGATGATCTACCCTTGGCATTCAAGCCGCCTTTTGGATTTTGACCAGCTTTTGTTTGCCAAGTGGGTGTTTTCATCTACTTCACCTTTTTAGGCTTCTTTGCGGTCTTTGCCGCTTGCTTGAAATCTGCCGCTGTAGGTGCATTCTTAGAACCCACCTTGTTCATCTTCTCACCAGACCCTGCCTTGATACGGGCTTGTTTGGCATTGATATTGGCGTAAAGTCCTTGCTTCATTTCATCTTCCTTTTAGGCTTAGACATACCAGCTTCAGACAAAGCAATGGCAACAGCCTGTTTAGGGTTTTTTACAACCTTGCCACCCTTACCTGAATGCAAAGTACCTTCCTTGTATTCACGCATTACCTTGCCAACCTTCTTCTGAGCCATTGTGGGCTTCTTCATAGGGTTTCTCCTTAGTAAAGAATTTTTGCAGTAATAGTTCCAGACGTATAAGCAGTGCAATTTGCTCGCAAATACTTAGGAGCATTGGCTAAAGTAACAAAGCCATCAGCAGTTAAAGCTGTTCCAACAGTGCTAAATGTTGTTCCATCAAGACTACCTTGCAGGGCAACAGTGGCAGTTGTGATGCCTGTAACATGAAGAATTGCTGGCAAACCAGCATCTACTTGGACTGCTTTTGATGCACCAGTTGCACCAACTGCACTCAGGAGGGTGATAGGCGAGGTTAATGATGACATTACTTGCCTCGTGAGGATTTCTTCATCATGTTGGTAGCAGTCCTGCTGCCTTTCATGGGCATAGACATTTTTGGCTTACCAACTGCAACCATAATAGTCACAGGAACACCCTTTTTCTTGCCATACTCTTTGGCTTCTTTTTCGCCTTTTTCAGAGTAGGGAAACTTCTTTTTTCCGACCATTGGCATAATATTCTCCTTATTTCCAGACACGATCAGCAATAAAGGTAACGATACCGCCCATAAATGAAGCGATAGTCATACCCATCCAAAAACCACCTTTGCCCTTATTGGCAAGTTCAAGCAATGCTTTTACATCGGTACTAAGTGAGTGCATCTCCTTCTGGAGAGCCTCGACTTGAGCCTCTAATTTACCAAATTCTCTTGCATCAATATCAGACATTTGCTACCTTTCGGGGTCTTCCCATACGCTTAATTACAGGCGCAAATGCGGTATCTGTTCTAGTCTCTGATTCTACAGATTCTATGGTTACTTCTGGTTCTTCTACCCTCACATATCCCTGATGACCCTTCATAGAATCAATATCATGCTGATATGTAAAAGTTACAGTATTACCCGACTGAAGACAACGAAAAGTAGCCATAAAACCCTTAAATGAGAAAGGGGGGACTAGCCCCCCTATCCTTACACTGGTCGAACAATAATCAACTCAACAGTAGTTGATGCTAGATCAACGGCACTACCAGTTAAGTTATTGGTTGCGATTGTTACAGTGTTAGCTGCTGAGACATAGGCTCTACGAACTAATCCAGCTTCACTAACATTGATTGACATAGCAAGAACCATGTCACCCAAAGCCACTCCTGCTACTGTGACAGTATCAGTTGCTGCACCCGCTGCACCAGACGCTACAGAAGCAGAGTCTAATGTTGCGGTTACAAGCCAAGTATCAGAAAACAAACCACGAAATTGGTCATTGCCCCTACGGGAAACGACTGCTGTTGCTGCTGCCATTTTGATTTCTCCTAAATAAGTTAAAAAATCCCCCCACCATCAAGGCGAGGGGAAACTGTTATTAGCTAGGAACAACCAAAGCAAACATNGATGAAGACTTAGCTGCACCCACAGNAGCGGCATTACGCAAAGCAGCAACGCCGTACAAAGTGTCAGATGTGAACAGAGTAGCCAAATACTCTTGTTTGTACTGAATTTGTGAACGAATGCCAATTTGCTCAACCANAACCATAGAGTCCTTGTGACCCATCAAGCAGACACGAGCAATAGCAGAACCACTTGTTGGGAAAGCGGCTGTAGCAGATGCTGAGTCAGCGTTNCTGGAAGTGAACACAGGGATACCATACAGGTTACCGATTTCACCATTGCGGATAGCATCGCCAGTACCGACAAATGCTTGTTCGGTGTAACGAGCCAGACCCATCAAAGTGTTGCGGCTTGAGGGAGGAATGATGAAGAAACGATTGTCCATAGGAGTATCGTTGTCATCCAAACGCTGAATGGTGCGGCGAATAGCAGCATCAGTCAGAGCAGACGCATTACCAGCGTTGGTGTTTGCGGTGTAGTCAAAGGTAGTTGTACCATCACCACCGATGAAAGCAGAGCCGTACTGAGCGCCAGTAGAGCCGCCGTTAGCTGTACGACCCAACTGAATCAAGTCGGTGTCAACTTGGCGAGACAAAGCGTAACCAGCATCAGCAGTGTAGAACTGACGCATAGAGTTGAGTGCTTGTGCTTCGACAATATCTTCAATCAAGCGGCTATATTCATAGTGCTTGTTGATAGACACTTGGACTTCAGACTCAGTAGCTGCAATCAAGGTAACTGCGTCAGTAGCGACTTTGGCAGAAGCAGAACCACGAGTAGGTGCAGGAATGTGAACAAGGTCACCTTTCTTGCCCTTGAAGTTCATCTTCATAACCAAGTTAGCTAAAACNAGGTTCTTCTTATAAGCAGCAACNATTTCNTCTGACCAAATTTCAGGAATAAACTTGTCAGCAGTTGTTACTGTGACTGAGTTCGTGGGGGAAAATGCTGTATTTGCCATGTTTGTATCTCCAAAAAATCAAAAGTTAGGTTATTTAACCCGCCCGTCTGCATACGCTTGCATGATCTCATCACTCAAGGCATCGTAGCGGTTTGGGTCAGTCATCTTCAGCCGAATAAGGTCTGCCCTACGATAGACCCTCTTTCCAGACTCTCCACTGCCACCTACATCAACTGTTGCCGCTTTAAGATTAGACTTGCGCTGGATTTCCCCTGCTTCATTAGTCTGTTTAGTCTTAACACCACGCAACTGCTTATAGGTACTCAGCAATTCATTAGCACTATCATAATCAAATTCACCATCAGCTTTTGCATACAAACCAATNCGAATAGGTGAAGATTTCACCCAATTTACAAAGTCTGCATCTTGAGCAATCTGACCGAAATCAGGATGCTCTGCCGCCAGCTTTTGCTGAATTTGCATCTTTTTGAACTCTTGACCAGCTTGTCTAGCCGCAAGTACATCNGGATGGTTATCAACAGTCTTACGAACCGCCGCCTGTGGATTCTCAAAGAAATCTATTTCAGGCTCTTCCTCTTTAATATGTTGGGGTTTACCCGCAAGGTTTTGCTTGATGAGTTCATCTGCTAATTTGCGTACTTCACCAACTTCTTGGGCTTGTTTACCAATCAGCTTTTCAGCTTCTTGGTGCATTTTGATGATGTCTGACAACTCTTTACCCCGATACTTATCGGGAATGTCATTACTCATCGGCTCAATAGTTGACTCAAGTTTCTGCTTTTCAACAGTCTC